CTTTCCCTACACGACGCTCTTCCGATCTTAGAGAGTCGCATTTAGTTCCTGATTATGATATTAAAATTCTTAAGAAATGGGCACATTGCGATTCCGCATTTAGGAAAGATGGCATCCTATATCTTTGCGAAAAAGTTACAGATGCTGAAATTATTTCTGAAGAAATATTTGGATCCAAAGAGTAAAGTACTTATCTTTATAGTATGAAGTTAGATGACAATTTGCAGGTCGGTTATGCATGTGTTAACATGACATTGACATCTCGACCTAAGAAGTTAGGCGGCCGTGTTACAACGTCGCGTAGCTTGCGTAAGGCCTCTTGGTACGATAACTGGGACCTTGAGCGTATTGGCGAGTTAGCTGTTGCTAACGCCAATGACTTGTATCATTATCTGCAATGGAACGAAGAGAACAATATTCGATTGTTTCGATTAGGTTCTGAGCTTGTTCCATGGCACGATCAATTTGAGTTTACCGATCTGCCGCAGTATGATGAGTTAGCTGCTATCTTGCGCAAATGCGGCGACTATGCCAAAGAGCACGGCCATCGTATTACTACTCACCCCGGGCCATTCCATGTTCTCGGATCACCGTCGCAAGATGTTGCTGACAAGAGCATTATTGGTCTCGAGCGCCATTCCGAGATATTCGATCTCATGGGCTTCGAGCCATCGTATTACAACAAGATCAATATTCATATCGGTGGCGCGTACGGCGACCATGAGTCGACCGCCGAGCGATGGATTGCCAATTGGCATAAGTTGTCCGATAACTGCAAGCGCCGTCTTGTTATAGAGAATGACGATAAGGCTTCAATGTGGTCTGTACAGATGCTATACGATCTTATTCATACACGCATCGGCATTCCTATTACGTTTGACTATTACCATCACAAGTTTCATCCCGACGGCTTATCCGAACGCGAGGCACTTGAGCTAGCTCGATCGACTTGGCCCGACGATGTCGTACAATGTTGCCACTACTCCGAATCGCGACGTAACGAATACGGTACTATGTTAGAGTCTATGTGTGCCAAGCAAGGTATTAGTATCGATGCTATTGACGATTGGCCAACCTTTAGCAAGATGAAGCGCGAGTATGACAAGATTCGTGCACAAGCGCATTCCGATTACATTCGCGATCAGATTGATTGTTACGGCCACCGTATCGATGTTATGGTCGAAGCTAAGGCTAAAGAGTTAGCCATTCTCAAGTATCTAGATATTTATCAAAAAGGATAGTTATGAAAGATAAAGACAATGTGTTGCGAAGATTAGACGAAGCCGATGATATGGCCAGAGTATTATCAGACCTAGCTTCTAAGCAGGCAGTAGATACAAATGAAGCAGTACGTAGACTCGCCGAGATTAGACGTCGTATTAAATTTGCTATTGATAGAGTAACTGTAAGTTAAATATGAAAAAACTGTTTCCATTACTGATTGCAATATCTGCTTTAGCGGTTTCTGCTTCTGCAGGATTCTATTCAGTATATGGATTAAGTAAACTATTTGCCGGCGCAAGTTTGCAAGTAATCATAATGGCCGGGTCATTAGAATTTGCTAAATTAGTTACGGCTAGTTTATTGTATAGATACTGGAATAGTATAAACAAGGTGTTACGTATCTATCTTAGTTCGGCTGTAATAGTACTTATGTTAATAACATCGGGTGGTATATATGGTTATTTATCCGCAGCATACCAAGAAACTGCTACTAAATCAGAATTTTTAGATAAATCGTTAGCCGTTGTAGAGCAGAAACAGATTAGATTTGAAGAACAGAAGTCCGAATTTAAACTAGAAAAACAACAAATTTCTGCTACTATATCAGACTTACGTACTTCATTATCGAATCCTGTACAGGTACAATATGTTGATAAAGAAACTGGCCAATTAATTACTACTACTAGTTCGTCGGCAAGGAGAGCGTTACAGGCCGAACTAGATGAAACGATAATCGAACGAAACCAACTTAATTTAAAGTTAGAAGCTGTACAAGATTCTATTTCGAGACTTGATACAGAGTTATTAAATTTAGAAATAGGTAATGAGGAACAAAGAGAACTAGGTCCATTAAAATACTTATCAGAACTTACTGGTAAAGAGATGGGTACAGTAATCAATTGGTTCTTATTACTTATAATATTTGTATTCGATCCATTAGCAATTGCATTAGTAGTGGCAGCGAATTTTGCATTTGATCGTATACAGACAAAAAATGATATTGACCCATATGATGAATATTTTCGACAAAGAAATAAAATGGTTACAGAACATACACAGCGCGCGTCTGCGACTAAAAAAGAAATGGATCATTTATCAGATACCGCAGATGTAATTATGGGCGGACTTACGTATGATAAAAATCGTGGCTTCGCAGAGTTTATTAAAAAACAGGAAGAAGTTACGAATGAAATATCGAAAGAAGAAACGGTGGATAAACATGTGGAAGAGACAAAATCTGCTCCAGAGCCGAAGAAGGAAGATATATACAAAGAAAAAGCTAAACAAACAGATCAAAACAGATCGAAAGGTTATTGGTTCTAAACTAAAAAAGTTATGGCAAAGAAAACAAAACATAAATTCAAAACCCGTACGGCCAATGGCAAACGTTATATGATTTGTCGTAATAGTATCGAGGATAAGGCACATTGGTCATGGCAATTTCTTAAGAACAAAGATCGTTGCAGTCGATGGTCTGAAGTAGCGAATGAATCGGTAGCCGTGTTATGCGATCATTGTACCAACGTAGTAATGCCAGCGCCGGAAATTTCCGGTGGATATGTTTCGAAAGGCCGGCCTCGAGGATGGCAATTTATGAAAGTGTTTGTCGATCTGCAAGGTAATGTATTTCATAAAGGCGTAGAACAAAAAGAGTTATTCGGAACACTAAAGCCTACAGTTGTCGAAAAGAAGGCTAAAAAGAAGCTATCCCGCAAAGAGAAAGAGGAGCTACGAGATAAAATCATGCAGCAAATTGTCTTTACTAGAGGCGAAATCAAAAAGGCTAGATGGAAAAAAGATATTAAAGCCGGCCAAGTTAAGATGCGTAAACTACAAAGAGAACTTAAGAAGTTAAATTGATTTGGTCTTTTGAAAAAAAGATTATATATTACGTAGTATGAGTATTTATGGTGAACCTACCAATAGTGATCGAATAGTTAATACGGATGAAACGGAAAATCCGTATGCCAGACTAACTGAACAATTATCGACACAAGTAGACTTTAAAGATGCTGTAATATTCCTCGATGGAGAAATTACAGAAGGCACGCTTGTAGATTTAATGATACGTGTACGATCGATATGTTCGGATCCGAATGTCAAGACAATTAACTTGATTATTAATTCAATCGGCGGCGATGTATATGACATGTTCGGTATTATTGATTATATCGAATCGCTAGACGTTAAAGTTAATACTATATGTCGCGGATGTGCTATGTCTGCCGCGGCGATTATACTTACATGTGGTACCGGAGTGAGAATGATGAGCCGTAGATCTACTGTAATGTTTCACCAGGTATCTAGTTTCCTCGAAGGTAAAGTTAGTGATATAAAAGCTAACTTTGATAATATGAGAAACTTAGAACGTAATGTCTATGACCTGTTAGCGGAAAAGACGAACAAGGATGCTAGTTGGTGGCAAGAAAATATGAGAACCGACCTATTTCTTTCTCCAGATCAGTTGAAAGAGTTTGGTGTAATAGATGAAATAATATGAGTTTAACAGCAGAACAAATTGCAGATAACTGGAAAGAGTATCGTAAAAGAGTTAACGAGTGGTTTCCAGAACGGGCCAGTGCCCTTAACAAAATGTACGATGTATATGAGGATCGCATGTTAATGATGCCAGCATCATCAGTCGACCATTATCATAATGCATTCGAAGGCGGATATATTGATCACGTGTTGCGTGTTATGGATTGTGCAGATCGATTGTATACGACTTGGGGAGAAATGGGTGCTAGCTTAGATGGCTTTACTAAAGAAGAGCTTATGTTCGCTGCAATGCATCATGATCTGGGTAAGGCAGGTTGGCCGCAAGACAATGGAGAAATTTATCTTCCGAACGATTCTGAATGGCATCGTAAGAATCAAGGTAAGATGTACAAAGTCAATCCAGCAAATCCATTTGCAATGGTACCGGATTTAGGGCTTTGGATTTTACAGAATTTTAATATTCCTACAACATGGAATGAATATCAAGCAATTCGTATCCATGACGGACTTTATGACGAAGCGAATAAACCGTACTTTATTTCTAGGTCTGCCGATAGTAAACTTCGTACTAATATGTCAGTGATTTTACATCATGCAGATTATATGGCAGCTAGAATCGAATATGAAGCTTGGAGAGAGAATCGTCCTTCATCGCCTACGCCTAAAAAGAAGCGACATGTATCTTCGCCAGCACCTACGGTTAATGCTAGTAAATTGTTCGACGACTTATTTGGAGAATAATGGAAATAGTTGTTATTACACTCAGTGTAGCATGCGGCATTTCGTTTTTGATTAATTTAAATCAAATGCGTAAACAAGAACAGTTAGAGGATTATATCAATGATCTTGAAGAGTCTAATTTAAAATACTATGAGTTATTTGGATCATTACGTAGCAGATTGGGCGATTCATATTCTAGAATGAAGGCAATTGATCGACTAGGGTCTTTTGAATCTGATGATGAGACTGGATATATCTTTAAAGAACTGAAAGACATAATAAAACAGTTACATGGAGATCTTGAATGACCCCGGTAGAAGAGTTCTATGAAAAACTAGAGGCAGGCGAATTTGAAATAACGTCTAAAAGAGGACGTAAGCCTAGTAAAAAACAATACTTCACAAACGTTACGGAAAAGGCAATAGTTGCTTTTAATGAGGAAACTGATCAACGCTTACGTAATAAGGTTTATCGAGAGCATATAGACTATCCATTTAACAAGTTAGTCGAAAACATATATCATACGTTTCGCTTTAGTTATTTTGACGATCCTTATGAAGATGTGAAGGCAGAGGTAGTTGCATTCTTAAACGAAAAGATACATAAATTTACAGAAGGTAAAGGTAAGGCATTTTCATACTTTAGTATCGTAGCTAAAAATTATCTAATCATACAAAACAATGCCAATTATGCTAAGTTAAAGGCTCGTACAGATACTGCCGCTATCGACGAATCTAGAAATCTGCAAGGTGAAATGTCACGTAATGATTATCAAGAATCATTAAATGACTTTGTTACATTATGGGCAGATTGGTATGAATCTAATTTGAATATGATCTTCTCACATAAACGTGATATCATGATAGCCGATACTATCCTTGAAATATTTAGGATGCGTGATAATATCGAGAACTTCAATAAAAAGGCCTTATACATATTGATACGCGAACGTACGGGCCTCAAAACACAGAACATTACAAAGGTAATCAACATTATGAGGCGCGATTTCTTTAAAATGTATAGCGTATATCAAAAGACCGGAAGGTTAAATTAACACAAGTATACGCCCCTTCATATTTATTTAAAAGGGGTCTTATGAGCGGTACCGACTTTGAACTGTTCAATGGTACGACATTCTCCGATCTTATGAGAGATGTGTATCATAATTCAAAAAAGAAATCTAGACAGATCGATCGTCTTATTCAAGAACTACAACCGTTGGTTAAGAATGTAGGTGATGCGACTGTTATAGTACCTCTGATCAAAGATTATCTAGAAGTATCTGTTAAGAATGATGATGCGTTAGTCAAACTAGCATCAGTTGTTCAACGATTACTTACATCTGGCAATAAGGAAGAAGGCGGCGGAGAGTTTGGGTTGAGTGATGAAGAAAGAGCTAGATTATTGGAAGAGGCTGAAGAAGAAATTAAGCAAATAAAAGAAACACAGGAAGAAGTAGATGTCACTCGAACTGATAGTCGCCCAAGTGATAGATGATGATGACGCCGGCGCGTATAATCAAACCGACGGCGGCTTTTTCGAAGATTCGGATAGGCGCCCGGGCGAAGTACGTATAGAATATAAAGTAGGTAATGCGATTAAACGAGATTTAGCAGCACCTCTGCTTCCGAACATTACATCTATCCCTTTAAATGGGGAGTTAGTAATTGTTATGAAATCTACCGACGGACGTACCGAGACTCAGGGTCCTGGCAGGGAAAGATATTATTATCTAGGCACGATTAATGTACATGACTTAAAGAATAGTAATTTAATGCCATGGATTAATCAACCTAGTCTAGGCGAGTATAGTAGAAGAGCATCAGAGCCAGATCAATATGCATTTAAAGAAAAATCTGTGCCTAATCTTCAACCGTATGAGGGTGATATAATATATCAAGATCGATTCGGATCGGCACTACGATTTACATCTGGCATTGCTAGCAATGTACGTTCTAAAACCGGTAACAAGGTTTATGAAACAGATCCGTCATGGACCGGACCGGAGGGCGAACCATTGACAATATTGACAACTGGAATCAATCCCTCGAATCAATATTACACGGTAGAAGACCCTAACAAAGACAAGAGTAGTATCTATCTAACTACGGGACATAAAATTAAATTACAGCCCTCGCAACGTAGATTAGCCCCAGGTATACGTAGTGTTGACGGTTATACTAAACCGCAAGTTATAATTACTAGCGATCGATTGATATTCAATAGTAGAACAGATGAGATCGTGCTATCAAGTAAAAGTACAGTAGGGGTAGCGACTAAAGACTGGGCAATGGATATGAATGCATTTTTTGATTTGTTTGACGAAGTGCTTGATGAATTGTTAGCAATGGGGCCTAGCGGCGCAAATCAATTCGTAACTGGTGTTGGCCCTACGGTAGGCAATCCGGCATTGGTAGCTAAAGTTAGTACAATAAAGGCTAAGTTAGGACGTATGAGACAATAATGGCTAATTGGAAACCATTTGAAGTTACGGTATCGACATTTCTTAAAAAGGGAGCTCCGAAAGGTCCTGAGCAGTTTGCGGAAATGTTATCTATTGCATATATTGCTGCATTAGCGCCGATCAATGTAAAATATAATTCTGGTCAACGACCATCTATTGTATTACAAGCACGTGATAAAAGGCAGTTTATTAAAGATGGCATTTTACAAACATTACAACAAGGCCAACAAACAAGATCGTTAACACCAAAAGATTTTCTGCCTGCTGCAACAAATATTTTAAAATTCTGGACACCCGGAATTGGCGTAAAATTATCACCTATACCAGCACCTGCTCCGGCCTTTGCTCCAGTAGCAGCAGGATTTCCCGTACCTAATGATCAGTGGGAGGCTGCAATGAAAGATGTAGTAGCTGGTGATTCTAATGCCGCAAAACAGTTTGGAGGCGACCCTAGAGCCGTAATGAACACTACTGTACAATTAGATCCGATTGTAATCTTTCCTAGTCCAATAGTATTGTTTCCTGGCAATTCATTATCATTAGCCAATGATTTATGCAAAGCAATGACTAAGAGTAGAAATTATAATCAGACAGCTAAGAATTTAGCACGGGCCTTTCAATCGCATTTAGGTACTATACGGGGCATGTATATAGGATTCCAATCCGCACCCGTACCTATAGTCATTGTACCGTTCAATGGCTTAGAATAAATACAGATAATCGATTAGTACATATTTATAAAAAAGGAAGAATATGCAAACAAAATCATTTGTTAAACTTTTACGTAAAGTTATAAGAGAAGAAGTACGTTCTGCTGTACATTCCGAGTTACAACAGTTAAATGAAAATGCATTGCTGGCAATGCCGTCGATGACTGATACCGTGCCGACTGTATCTAAAAAACAACGTCGTTTTGTGAAGAACGATATGTTAAATGACCTGTTAAATGAAACATCGGCACATGAGCCAGACCAGAGTTGGTCGACAATAAATTATAGATCGGAAATGGCTCGGGCATTTGGAATGGAATCACCACATGAACCCGAACCGTTAGCTACAACGGATATTAATGGCGCGCCTGTTAATATGAATAATGAAGCAGTTGCTGCTACAGTAGATGCTATGACAAAAGATTATTCAGCGTTAATGAAAGCTATCGATAAGAAAAAAGGTAAGTAATTGTCTAGAACGATATATCAATATCAGCCTATTGATGAGGCGCCAGACCAGGCCGTTGGTATATCGTTACCTTTCAATAAAGTAGCTTCGAAACGTAATGTAAATACAAATTACGCATCAGGATCATTATCCGCCGGCAGTGTTTTTGCTCAAACATTTACTACAGATGAACAGGCTATTAGCAATCTAAAAAATTTATTACTGACTCGAAAGGGCGAACGTTTGATGCAACCTAATTTTGGAACTAATATATATGATAGCTTATTCGAGGCTAATACAGATACATTAGTAAACAATGTCAAATCATCATTGCGCGATGATATCGAGTTTTGGCTTCCGTACATTATTTTAGATGAGATAGATGCTGTTCGTAATAATCATAGATTGGATTTGAGATTACATTTCCGTACATCCGAAAATGGCGCCAATTTAGTTATAAACGTATTAGCTGATGAAAATAATTTAGTAACGTCTGATGTAACGCAAGGAGTATGATAATGGATTTAGTTAAAAAGGATGTAAAGTATCTTAATAAGGATTTTGCTCAATTTAGGCAAAATTTAATCAACTTTGCTAAACAGTACTATCCAGATTCATATCAAGATTTTAATGAATCGTCCCCTGGAATGATGTTTATCGAAATGGCATCATATGTAGGCGACGTATTAGCATATTATTCGGACCAGTCATTTAGAGAATCATTATTATCCAGTGCTACGGAAGAAGCTAATATTTTACAGATAGCACAAATGTTTGGCTTCAAGCCTACTTTAAATTCTCCGGCAATTGTAGATTTAGATGTATTTCAATTAGTTCCGGCAATCGGTACCGGCGACGATATTAGACCCGATACTAGATATGCATTATCAATCCAGTCTGGAATGCGCGTCGCTTCCGATTCGGGCGTTACGTTTAGGACATTAGAACAAGTAGATTTTACGCAGGATACTGCTAATAGTCCTATCAACGTATCTGTGTATGAAGTGGATGGCGCTAATAATGTTACATATTACTTGTACAAAAAAACCGTTAAAGCAGTCGCCGGCGAAGTTAAGACATTACCATTTACCTTTTCTGATCCTAAACCTTATGATAAAATCATCCTCCCTGATACTAATGTGTTGGATATAATTAGTGTAACAAGTGATACTGGTAATAAATGGTATCATGTCGACTATTTAGCACAGGATACAATTTTCGAAGATATTGCAAATATACCATTTAATGATCCAATACTCTCCGATTATCAATCTACGGTACCGTACATTTTAAAATTACGAAGAACAGCTCGTAGATTCGTAACCAGATTACGTGATGATAGACGTATAGAATTGCAATTCGGCGCCGGCGTTAGCTCCGATGCTGACGAAGAATTGATTCCAAATCCTAAAAATGTAGGATCTGGGTTAGAATATTTAAACCGTACTACATTGAACAATGTAGATCCTACAAATTTCTTACATACAAGTACATATGGTATTGCACCGAATAATGAAACATTAACCGTACAGTATTCAGTCGGCGGCGCAATAAACGAAAATGTAGCTGTTAATAGTATAACCAGTATATTAGAAATAGAATATAACACAGAAACTGAAGTTCATCAGTTAGATCTTTCCTTTGTTAAAGGATCTGTGGCAGTTAATAACTCAGTCGCTGCTACTGGCGGGAAAACCTCTAATAACTTAGAAAGTATACGGCAAGATGCTATAGCAGCCTTTGCAGCTCAGAATAGAGCAATAACAAGAGAAGATTATATTGCTCGTTGTTATGCAATGCCGGCAAAATATGGGTCAGTTTCTAAGGCGTATATTATAGGCGATACACAAAAAGATACTGCCGATAAAGAATATCCACGAGATACTATATCAAATCCAATGGCGTTAAATTTATACACTTTATCATATGATGCTAATGGTAACTTTGTAAATCCGAACAATGCTATTCGAGAAAATCTAAGAACATATTTATCGAACTACAGAATGTTAACTGATGCTATCAATATAAAAAATGCGTACGTAGTTAACATCGGCGTAGAATTTGAGGTTATACCTAAACCAAATGAAAATAGTGCTACCGTTGTCTTACGTTGTGTAGATGAATTGAAGCGTATGTTACATAATGATCGTATGCAAATCAATGGACCACTTAATATATCAAATCTAATATCACAACTTGATAGATTAGATGGAGTACAAAGTATTCCGAGTTTAGAGATAACAAATTTATATGACACGAACAGCGGATATTCAGGAAATGTGTATGATATAAATGCGGCCACAAAAAACAATATTGTATATCCTAGTTTAGACCCCTGTATTTTTGAAGTAAAATATCCGAATGCTGATATAAAGGGGCGGGTCGTAAAGCCATAAGAGTAAGACATGTATCAATTATATTTTGCAGAACGAGACACAACATTATATGAACGTTATCCGGACTTAAACACCGGCAATGATCAGATATTAGAACTATCTAAAAATACGGCCGGCACTAGATTGTCAGCTACTTCTCCTATATCTGCAAATACATATAATTCTAGAATTATTGTTGATTTCGGAAAACAGATTACTGCATTAACTACTGCAGTAGATAACGGCGAAATACCGCCAATCGGTAATGCCGAAGGATCGGCATCAGTATACTTAAATTTACGTGCAGCGTCCGCAGAAGATTTGCCATACGAGTATACATTATA